CCGGGTTAAGCCACGAGACAAATCTCGAGGCGGTGCCTGGGTGGGTGTTGCAAAAGCAACTTGAGGCCCCCCACTTCTTAACGTGCAGGCACACGGGATAATCAGATCAAGCGCGGGGTTTCCACCCTATTTTCAACTGCGCGCAGTGCCACCTTAGACATCAACCGCCATCAGGGCATCCAAAACAGGATGGTCCATCAAAAATGGCAAGCGGTCAATGGCCAAGATGTAGGCCTTCAAACTATCCAGGCTGGCTGGGTCCAATCCGTATAGTTTATAGAACTGGTTATAGGTGTCATCAGACGGCTTATGACTACGTCCTACGTGGAACTTATGGCCGTCGCCCGTAGTCTGAGCCCTGACACTTTTAACCAGGTCGAGGCAGTGGCCCACGTATGTATTCAGGATGGGCACGTGAGCAACGTCTTGCTTCACGCCAATGAGCACACCCTTCAACCACGCTAGTGGGTTGTGTTGTTCGGACACTGCATACCCCATCTTGGCAAGGGATCGCCCAATCTTGGGCCCCCAAACCCTGCCTGAGGTCGAATTCCAGAACCTACCGGAGCAGAACTCCACTAGGTCCGGGTCATCATGCAACTTGGTTTTGGCACTAAGTCCAAGAGTGCTAAGGAAGAAGGTAAAAGCCTCCACGTCAACAGGGGAATGAACTGCTACAACAGAATCATCCCCCACAGCAATGACGCGGAAGTCAAACAAACCTTGCTCCGCTAACGCACACGAAATAGCACCAACACTGAGCATCGTGTTACCACAGGATGTATTGGGGTCGCCACTACAGCGAGTACCCTCAATCCTGTATTGATGCCCGTGGGAGGAGCGGCCGCGCACTAGCAGCTGCTCCTCCAACACAAGCTCAGCCCACTTACCGGCGCAACAGCGGCGGTATACTGATTGCTCAACAACAAGAGCCTCACGGCATAGAGACACATCATAACGAGCATAATCTGTCTCCAAAAACCATGTATAACCTATTGTCAAACATTCATCCATCCAGGCCCCTATGCCCTCCGAATTTAATCCGGAGGCATAGGTGACCCGGTCGTGGACTGTCCAAACGCTGGCCAAGTACTTACTGAAGGAATGCATCCAAGGCCCAAGTAAAACGTTTGCTAAATCACCAGTTCCCTGGATGACACGGGGATCAAAATCCTCAATTCCGTGTACCCCTGATTTTAACAATTTCTCACGCTTCACAAAAGTCTTACGGATGCATGCCCTCCTCACGCTGTCCTTATCCGGGCAACTCTCGAAGGATTCCTTGGCTCTGACATGTGCCAAAGCCCTGGCCCTCGGGAACCGTGCATTCCACACCTCGAAAGGTGTGGCCCTTACAACCCGTGTCGGAACAAGCGTGTCGAGCGCTTCCTTGACCTGCGACCACAAACCACCATCAACCCGAAACTTCGGGATCAGGGCTCGGTGTATGATGGCACGTTCCTCATTGTTAGGAGTGTCCGAGGATACAACGGGCAAACAACTAGCGATACCAATACCACAAAGCTGCGCGCCTTTCTCCCGAAACTTCTTCCACTTAAAGGAATACTGAAAGTGAGAAGAAGAGGGCAAAGGCAAATAAGCACGCTGCGACTCGTAGCCAGGAAGAGTTACGCACCCAACCGGCCCACCATACACCAAACTACCATGATCCCGCGCCTGCACATAAGGCATGACGACAGATGCTCCACCAGCCAACAAGCGCTGAATGAAAGCAGATGCCGCCCAAACTAGAGAGACTGGACTGTACCAACGCGGAGTGCGTTGTCGAAAAGCAAGGTAGTTGCCATGGGCAGCTGCAGGTGCCTGTAAGGCTCCAGCAACCGCATTCAAAGCAGCTATCTCCAATTCAATATCAGCGGTGAAACCAAGAGCAGTTGCTAAAACAACCACTTCCGGCTTCTCCGCCAACGGCACGGCCGAGTCCCTCTCCACGTATTCCTTAACCTTCCTAGCAACCATTTGGAAGACATCAGAATTACGTGGCATAAATGCACAGGCCATTCGGGCGATGGCCACCGTGCGCTTTGGAACACGGAAAGTCCGTGTCCCTCGGCGCACCATGACGACTGAACCCCAAGGCAAAACCATGGGGCCAACATCGTCCACAATACCCACACACTGGGCCTGGGTCAATGACACAGGCGCGCAGTAGCTACTCTCATTTGTCAGCGCAACCGCTAGTGGCATCGGGTCGGAAGTCACCTTCTGGTCCAATTTCACAAAACGGTAGATAATGCTGGTGCCGACTGTCTTGATCATATACCAAGACATACCAGTACCAGTACAATCATCCCAGTAGCACGAAGCCTGGCGGAGCCAGGGCAAAGCAGAATGCTGGTAGGCAATGGATGAACCATTGACCACCATACTGACAGTGCCGTCCGCCAAAACTTCGTACCGCGCCTCCCCGTAGTAATCCCCAACTTCATTACTGAAATCGTGAACGACCGCGATGAGATCCGCCTTTTGCACCATGATGTTTACCTGGTCGGGGTTGAAATAGTATAAACTATCAACCATCAACCAAGAATCCGCCTCAGAACAAGCACACTCAACAGAGCACTCAGGGGCGACATGTCGACAATACATGATCGCTAGAGAGTTCTCATTCTTGCTTGCTCTGTGGTTATCCGCGGCAGTCAAGACAGGGCACATAGACCATACTTTGGTACGACCGAGCTTGAAGTGACGTTGGGGATTGCCCCCAACATCAACCACAAACCCTGACGTCAACTTAATGGCCTCGTGTTCCTTGACTAAACGCTCACAGTGTAAAATAGGGTGTAGCGACTCACTACTACTCCAGTGGCTTGCGACGAACTTGTAGGCCGGAAACAGGCCTTCCAAACGTTTCGCTAGACTATCACTAACGTTAAAATTAACGTTAAATTGCATGCGGCTGGCAACGGGTAACGAGCCCATAATGTCACCAACGACAGGAGGCAAATCCTGCTTAGGCATG